GAACCAAGCGAAGGTCCGTTCGTCTTTCCGCCTTCCTCCTGTCGCGGTCGGTCTCTCGCAGGACGTAACCTTCGCGACCGCCAACGTATCTGCCTTCATCGCGGAGACGCAGGTTTACCTTCCTCTTCGCAACGTCTTTGATGAGGTTTACAACAAGAGGCTGGTAAGCGGCGAGCTTGGCCTTGGGTTGCGTACTTGTCGGCTCGCCAGCAGTGTTCCGATGATGTCCAACGGCGACAGCATCGTCAAAGCCCTCACGGCGCTGAACACGATGGGTGCGATTACTCCTCGTATGGCGAATGAGCTTGGCAACCGCGTGTTGCAGCTTGACCTTCCGGCTTACCCGAAACCGGGGCAGGAAGAGTACGAGGAGTGGATGGATCAGCCGATCCTCTTTGTCACGCGCGGAACTGCGTCTCAGGCAGGGCAGGCGCAGAAGACAGAGGAAATCAAAGACACTGAGGAAGAAGGCGACACAGGTATCACTCGGCCCGAAAACGGACAGCAATAGCGATAGGAGTAAGCCATGATTGAGTTTGTGTACGAGGCGCGGAAGCGTTCTGTTGTCAAGGCGTATGACACGGCGAACGGTGTCGTTTACAACGGGGCCATCCAGTCGATTACTCGTTCTGGATCGACGGCGACTGTCACGAAAGCGAATCACGGCTTTCTTGACGGCAAGTCGCTCACCATCGCCGGGGCGGACCAAGCGGCGTATAACGGAGCAATCACTGTAGGTGGGGCAACTCAGAACACCTTCACCTACACCGTAGCGGGGACGCCAACTACCCCGGCAACCGGCAACCTCTACCTCATCGATACGGATCAGAGCATCTGGGGTTCGCTGATTGAGGCTATCCATCTCGTCAGTATCGCAGCGGCGACCACCGTTAAGCTTGAGGTCTCTATCGACCTAGCGCTGGGTTGGAAGCACATCGACCCGGACCTGACCTCCGCAAACAACAATTCGATGATTACGCTGGGGGCCAAGTTCAACTTCGTTCGTCTGCGTCGTTCTGCCGGTACGGGAGCGGTCCTCGCGTACATGCAGTACTGACATGAAGACTAATCCGATTCGGCTACACTGTCGGGCCGACGACGAGGCGTGGGAGCAGATCGTCTTTGCCGAAGTCCTTGTCCCGGAGACGCCAAATGTCTTCGGTGACTACTGGACTAAGGACGCGATCAAAGACGCCGCCTACGCCTTCGCGATGTCCGGGTACGGCATCGACATTGACCACGACAATGACGACATCACTGGGTTAGTTTACGTCGTGGAGTCGTTCATCGCGCGGCAAGGTGACCCAGACTTCATTGAGGGGTCGTGGGTCGTTGCCATGAAGATTCTTGACCCGCAAATCTGGCAAGATGTTCTTGAAGGAAGGATCAATGGCTACTCGTACGAGGCCATTGTCAGCTTTCTTGAGGCCACCCTACAGATGGACGATGACGGGGTGCGAAGCGGGTATACTGAACCAGATGTCAACGACGGGCATACCCATGCCTTCGTGGTGTTGGTGGATGAAAACAACCGTCCTGTTTCGGGCGGAACCGATGACGTTAACGGGCATAGTCATGTTATCTCGACGCATACGGTGACTGAGGAAGCGGCGGGCCACAAACATCGATACAATATCGTGTCTGGCAAGGACGGAAAATGACTCAAGTAGAGAAAGACATCAACGTGACCAAGATGGTCAAGCCGCGTTTCTTGTCGCTGGTAGGCGTCCCGGCTAATCAAATCGCTTTCAAGGTCGTCCGCAACGATGCAGGCGAGGAGGTCACAATCCCCCGCATCACGCGCAAGCGGCCTGTGCGCCGGTCGGAACTTCTAGTCTCGTTCACGTTTTCTGACGAGTACGAAGACGAAGAGATTCTCCGCGAGCTAGCCACGTGGGGCATTTCCGACGCCACCATCACCAGAGACCCGGACGGAAAGAAACGGGTTCGTTGTTCTGACGCCGACCCGTCGTCCACCATGACGGTTACTCTCGGCAAAGGAAAGACGGTTTCGTTATTGAAACCGATTTCAAAAACCCGCTCGGACACCGGCTACGTTGCTGTGTCCGAAATTCAGTTTGCGAAAGACTATTTTCCTGCCGAACTCGATATTGTCGAATGGTGCAAGCGTCACCAAGTTGACATTTCGACTTCGACATTAGAAAATGACGACCAGCAAACTGTCGTGCGTCGTACGGTGAAGGCTATCCCGGACAGCGAAGCTCGGCGGATTGAGGTAGACAGCGGTGTACAGTTTGTAGTTGTACGGGCGGGTGAGGCCGATATCCCAGAAACTTTCTATACGGTGGTCAACGACGCAGCGTATGGAAATTGGGGTTGGGGCCAACTCGACTTTACTGCTACAATGGCTGATGTCGAGTTTTGCAATCTAGCGAGCGAGGCGATTGGTACGCTCAACCGGGTTGCAGAAACAATCCTTTTCTACAGCGACCTACCCATCGCTATTCGAAAAGAATTGATTACGTCGGCTTCAGAGCAGTTTGCTACATTCCTTGGGACCCTTATGGACGCTCTGCCAGATCGGGTCGTAGTTGCTAACCGTTCCATCCCTGAAAAGGAGATTTCTATGAGCAAGGCAAAGGGGCAAGACGGCCAGAAGGCTGAGCGTCAGGACGCAACCGACGCTGCTGCTGCGGCCAATACCGAAGCGACGGCTACGGCTGAAGGGACGACGACTCCCGCCGCTGAAGCAATTACGCGGGCGGATGTCGAGAAGATGATTGGGGATGCTATGGCGGGCATCTCTGGACAAATTGCTGAACTGTCGGCCAAGCTGACCGCTCCTGCGGCTGGCGAGGCTACGCAGCGCAGCGACGGCGCAGCCGATGGTGATGGTGGGAAGCCTGCTGCCGAAGACGCCTCTGGTGAACTCTTGCGTACGGTGCAGCGTTCGATCACCGACCTTGCGGATTCGGTCAAAGCAGTTGCCGAATCGGTCAAGAGCGTTGGCGAGCGTGTGCAAAGTCTGGAAGGCAACACCGTTGTCCGCAACGACAGCGGCGATCCGAAGCAGACGGCACGCAAAGACGTTTTCGTGGGCATGTTCGGCGGCGGCAAGCGAGCCTAAGCCTTTAACCATCACTTGTAAGGAGATTTCCCTCATGCTTTCCAACCAAGAACTCGCTCGTCGTGCTGACCTTGTTCTGGCCGACCTGAACGCAAACGGCGGTCTGCTCGACGCCGAACAAGCCAACCAGTTCATTGATCTGGTGATGGAGCAACCGACGATGCTGCGTCAGTCGCGCGTCGTTCGGATGAACGCCCCTGAGCGCAAGATCAACAAGATCGGCTTCGCCAGCCGTATCCTGAAGGCCGCGCCGCAAGGCTCGACCCCGTACGATGATCCGGCGACGGGCATCAACAACCGCTACCTCGCGGCTGCGGATCGTTCGAAGCCGACGACTTCGCAAATCCAGCTTCAGACCAAAGAAGTTCTGGCCGAAGTTCGTCTGCCGTACGAAGTTCTGGAAGACAACATCGAAGGCGAAAGCTTTGAGTCGCACATCATGCGCCTCATCGCTGAGCGGGCGGCGATTGACTTCGAAGAGTTCGCGCTGTATGCCGACACCCTGTCGGGCGATGCGTTCCTCGCCCTGCAAGACGGCTGGCTGAAGCGGATGACCTCGCACGTTGTCAACAACAGCAACGCGGGCGTGTCGCCGTCGATGTTCCAGCTTGGCATGCTGGCGATGCCGCAGAAGTACCTGCGCAACGTCGCCGCGATGAAGCACTTCGTTTCGGTCGCCAACACGATCAAGTATCGTGGCAAGGTTGCCGAGCGTGCCACCGGCTACGGCGATTCGATGCTGACGCAAGGCGGGCCGATCTTCGCCCACGGCGTTCCGGTCGAAGCTGCTCCGATGATCGCTGCTCAAGGTACGGGCAACGTGGGCGTCTTCACCAACCCGCAGAACCTCATCTTCGGCATCCAGCGCCAACTCCAAGTCGAGACGGACAAGGACATTCGTTCGCGCGAAATCATCATCGTTCTGACCGCCCGTGTGGCGCTCCAGATCGAAGAGGAAGACGCCACCGTCAAGTACACGAACATCTAGTCTCTCGGCCGAGACTATGCGGGGATGGGGGCTTCGGCCCCCTTACCCTTGAGTTGAAATCGATTTCACAGGAGATTCGCAATGTCTCTCGTTCAAAATACTCAGCTTGGCGCAGGCGGCGCGGGTTTCCAAGGTTCGGGACCCGACTCCGCTGTTGCAATCCTCAAGGAGCTTCAAGGTCTCAACGTTTCGCTGTTGGCGGGTGCGCTGGCGGACACCAAGATCGACCTCGCGGCTATTCGCTCGGAAGACACCATCATCGCGGCGCTGAACAACAACGCCGGTACGATCACCGACATTGCCAGCACGCTGTCGATTGTCGATGTTCGGGCGTCGGGGACGGTCACGGTCGGCGCATCGACCGCTGGTCATACTTGCACGGTCGCGGGTCTGGTGTACACCCTCGTTGCGGGTAACACCGTACTCGCCCCGACTGAGTACCACAAGGTCAAGATCGGCGGTACGACCGATGCAACGGCGGCGAATCTGGCGGCGGCGATCAACGCTCGCGAAGCGGCCCGCACTGCCCAAGTCGTTGCTTCCGTTGTCGGCAGCGTCGTTACGATCACTGCGGTTGCGGAAGGGACCGGCGGCAACGCCCTCACCCTCGCTGAAGTCGGTAACACGTTCACGGTTTCGGGCGCAACGCTGGCGGGCGGCACGGCGACGGGCGGTATCAAGTCGAGCGGCGCGACCAACCAAGTCATCCTGTTCTGGTTCAACAAGCGGTAACCCACTGGTGTAGGTAAAGGAGAAGGTAATGAAGCTCAAGATGGTGAACGGCAGGACGTACGTATGCGCTGCTATCTTTGGGGGTGAGCGCATTGTCACTCGCGGAGAAGTAGTCAACGTTACGGAAGAGCAGGCCGAGACTCTGTTGAAGGAGTCGTATTTCGACGCTCTGAACAACGAACACAACTACTTCGAAGTTGTGGATGGTTCGTCCGCCGACAAGGCAGGCGCTCGTAAGGGTGTCCGCCGTCAACGCGCCGAGGCTTGAGCATGCGTCTAGCCGCCCCTGAAACTGTCTTGACGGTTCTCGGTATTCAACAATCCGCAGGATCGCTCGCCGTAGCAGGGGCGGCGCTAGACGCTACCTTCCCCGATCTGGAAGCCAGAATTGAGTCCGATCTGGTTTTCGGCACTCGCACCGACTACTTCGATCTTTCCAGCGACGAAGTTACCAACCCCCGTCTTCGCCTGAGCAGCGGTTTTGTCTTCGTCGCTGAGCCGGTGACTATCAAGTACTCGTCGGACTACGCCCCTCTTACTTCGACCACCGGCACTGCGTTTTCTGGCGGCTACGTTGTCGAGAGCGTGATTGGGGTTGTCTGGCCTAGTGCTACCTTCCTCGCCGGTTCTCGCACTGTTGCCATCACCTACAGTCATGGTCTGGAGGTAAACACAGACGGCACGTTTGCCGACATCCCGGACTCCTTGGTACAGGCGCACATTGCGCTTGCTGCGGAGTTCATGATGCTGAATCCGGCAAACGTGGCGAAAGAGAAAGCACGCTTTACTGCCCAAGTAGCCGTACATGGTTATTCTCTGAAGGGCAGCAGGGCGGTCGAGCGGCTACAGCGCCCGCGCGGCACGGTTATTTGGCCTAGCCTTACGGAAATCGCAAGTGAGTAGCATCGTCAAGGTCAAGGTTCTGGGGGCTACGGAACTCAGGGCGAAGCTGGCGCGGGTCGGGCAGAACGTACCCAAGTTTGTCCTTAGCCAGAAGGGACTTGGAGCCTTACTGATACGCGAGATGAAGAAGCGCTTCCGCCAGCAAGTAGACCCTAGCGGTAAGCCTTGGAAGCCTCTTAACAAGCGTTCCCGTAAGGGTCGCAGGCTTCTCTACCAGACCGGTAGCCTCTACGACGCTATCGGGGTGATCGAAGGTGGGGAGGCGACTGGTTTTGCTTCTCCGACAGGAGCGGGGTTTCGGATCGGGATCAAGTCCAAGAAACGGATGGAGCGCAGCGCGGCGGGTAGGTATTCTCGGCAGGTTGATACCGCCGTGTACGGCAGGGTTCACCAGTTGGGGCAGAACGGCATACCGCAGCGTCGCTTCATTGGTTTGTCGGCCTCAGACAGGGTTCTAGTGGCGCAGTTTATGAAACAGCAACTCAAGCGTGCGCTGGCGGTGTCATAATGGCCCTCGCTAAGATTTCCGAACTTGAGACGGAGTTGCTGACCGCCGTTAGGACGGTCCCGGCTTTCTCTGCGAATGGGTTTTCGGTTTTCAGCGTTGACGATCTGGGCGCGACCGCATCGGCGCAGACTCTCCCTTGTGTGGGGGTGTCGTACGACGGGGCGGAACCCTTAAGCGAAGCCACCCCGAAGACGAGCGTTCATGCGGCAGCGTTGATTACCGTGCAGTTCGTCATTGTGGTGGCAGTTCAATACAGGTATACTGGTCAGGACGACACGAAGCAGCAGGCGTTCGACCTTTTAGATCAAGTTCGCTCCGTCGTGCTTGGTCTAAAGGGATCGAATACTAGGCCGTGGCGATTCGTTGGTGAAAGGCCAGAAACAGAAGTGTCAGGTGATGGTGTAGTCTTCTACTCGCAAGTGTGGCAGACAACGCTGCCTATTGTCGGCAACTTTAACTTCTCGTAAGGAGCAAGCTTCATGAACTACTATTACTCCGGCCAAGGCAGCCTCTACATTGCTGAGCGCGATGCCACCACTGGCGCACCGAAAGGCTTCATTGCCATCGGCAACGTTCCGGAACTGACTCTGAACATCGAAACCACGAAGTTCGAACACAAGGAGTCCGAGTCCGGTTCGCGCCTTATCGACCTGACGATCATTCAGGAGAAGAAAGGCACGTTCGAGTTTCGTCTGGAAAACATGAACCTCGACAACCTCGCGCTGGGCCTCTGGGGTACCAAAGCTACGGTTGCTGGCTCCACGGCGACGGCCGAGGTCATCGCCATTCCGCAGGCTACCCCGGCCGGTATGCGCTTCCCGCTTCAGCGTCCTGCCGTTTCGGCAGTCACGGTCAAGGGTCCGAGCGGCACCCCGACGTACGTTGTCACTGACGATTACACGGTTGATGCCGCGAACGGCGTCATCATCCTGTCGGCGGGCGGCGACATCGTTACTGCGGCTGCGTCAGCGGCGACGAGCATCGAAGTTGACTACACCTACGCGGCTCACACGAAGGTTGACGCGTTCATGACGGCGGCGGCTCCTGAGCGTTGGCTGCGGTTTGAAGGCATCAACACCGTGGACAACAAGCGCGTCATTGTCGATCTGTTCAAGGCGCAGTTCGACCCGCTGACCGGCTACGCTCTGCTCAACGAAGAGCTTGGTTCGGTGACGATGCGCGGCGCTCTGCTCTCCGACGCGCTCCGCACGACGGGCAGCAAGTTCTTCCGTCAGGTCAATGTCACGTAACCGGCACTAGGTCGGTTCTTGGGAAGCCCCTTCGGGGGCTTCTCTTGTTTGGAGGGTCTGAAATGAAGCGAGTCTACATCCATAGTCGTTGTGAAATCAGTGGCAAAGTCTACCTTCCGGGGGACGAAGCACTCGTTACACAGGAGCAACTTGACTTCCTTGTTAAGGAAAACGCAGCGAGACCGGTGAAGGCGCAGACGATCACCCCACAGGTCCCTCCCGCTGCTACAATCGCGCAGATCGATGAGACTTACACACAGGTCACGAAGTCAGAAATCCCGGTAAAGTATCGTCAGCGTCGTAAAAAGGTGTAAAGGAGAAAGGCAATGAGTGAAGTTGGTGATGTTCTGAAAGTCCTCTTCGCGGAAGGAAAGGTGACTCTTCCGTCCACTCAGAAAGAGGTCATGATCAAGAAGGTAACCCTTCGCACAATGAAACCCGTCATGGAGTTCATTGCGGAGGTTTTTGAGGAGTTGCAGTTGACGGGTGACAACCTCCCGTCCGTTAACCTGCAAAGTCCGACCTTGATTTTGAAATTGATTTCAAAGCACTTTGAGAAGATCATCAGCTTGTCATCGAAGCTGTGTTCGTTGTCGGAAGATGAGTTGCTTGACCTTGACACCGACGAAAGCGTGCTTGTCATTCAAGCCATCATCGCGCTGAATCAAGATTTTTTTACGACGAAGGTACTTCCGAGCCTTCGACTCCTGCGCACCGACGAGCAAAGCTAAAGAAGCGTTCGGGAGAGCTTCTTGCCGAGAGCGTCGTGTTGTTGGTTGGCAGCGGCTTTCAGCTTGAGCATGTCTACGACCTACCTATCGATGCTTTCAACCTGTACGTGGAGACGGCGCATCGCCTAGACGCAAGGCGTCGTCTCTCGTACATTGCGGATACTACGGCTGCGATAGCCGATTTGTTCTCCAAGGGTAGTTCGGTGAAGGAGTACAGGGAGGCACTGGAAGAAGTTACCCAAGGGGAATACGATGTCCGACGCAAAGCTACTCGTTCAGATTGAAGGGAGAGACGGTCTCTCCCAAGAACTGAAACGAATCGAATCCGGCGTTATCCGTTTCGTGGGGGCGGTTTCTTCCGCCTTCACGGCTATTGCGGCGTTTGGCTTTCCTATTGCTGAATCTGCTAAGTTTCAGAAAGAACTTCTGAATGCCGCGAAGACGACGGAGTTTTCGCGCGACAAACTAGGGGTGCTGAAGGAAGGGTTGGTTGACCTTTCCAAGCAAGTCAACATCACGGCGGTTGATCTGGCAAAGATCGCCACCATGGGTGGGCAGATCGGTCTTGGTTCGGCCGGTCCGCAGGCGCTAGTCGAGTTCACCAAGACGGTCGCTACGGCCGTCAGCGCCCTTGATTTGTCGGCGGAAGAGGTTGTCGCTTCGTTCGGGAAGCTGATAAACATCTTCAACATCCCGCCCAATCAGTTCCGTAACGCGATGTCGGCACTCAATGAAGTGTCGAACGTGTCGAACGCTACGGCGGACCAACTATTCGACGTTGTTCGCCGGATCGGTAACCTTGGCGGGTCGGTCACCATGCCGCAGGCTACCGCCCTGTCGGCTACGATGATTGACCTCGGTCTTACCGCAGAGACCGCAGGCACCACGCTTACCAAGATTTTCGCTGACTTCAAATCGAACGCCTCGGAATTTGCTTCGCTTGTCAAAAGCGACACAATCCCGACAACGCAGGCGTGGGTTGATCTTGTCGCCAAGGACGGCATTGCCGCCCTCAATGCGTACATCGATGCGTTGAACAAACTACCTCTCCAGACTGCCTCTGAGATTAAGGGCAGGCTGACCGGGGAAGGCCGTTTGTTCGAAGCCGTCACCAAGCTGCAAAACCAGCGCAGGCGCGAACTCGCAGTTATTGAAGACGCAACGAAGGCAGAGCAAGAACTAGCCGCTATCCAAGAGGGCCGTGTTGCAGCAAGCGAAGAAGAAGTCAAAGCACTAAAGGATCGTGTAGACGCTATTCGCGAGGCGGCAAAAGAGGCAAACGTCCTCGCTAGGCTTACTAACGCGGCAGAGAGAGCGTTTCGTGTTGGAGACTCCGCTGAGAAAGAACAGCGGACGATGCTCGCGGGTCTCAACGCTCAGTGGGTCATCTTCCTGAACAACATCAAGAGTCTTGCTATGGCGGCGGGGGATGTGTTCCTCGCTCCTCTCAGCAGAGGCTTAGACGAGATTTCGAAGTCGCTTCAGAACCCTGTCAACGCGGACAGTATCAAGCGGGCAGCGCAAGACATCCTTGAAGCGATCTACACCGTTATCGACGCCTTTAAGGAGTTGCGTGAGCTTCTGTCCGGAATGCGCGGGTCAGGAATCGACTTCGGCGCTATCCTCAAGTTCAGCGCGTTGCTCGCCACGTTGGGGGCCATCAAGGGCCTCATCAGTCTTCTGAAGTCTATTGGAGCCACAGCTATTGTGGCGATTCCGGGCCTTAACGCTCTTGGTGGGGCGTTGTTCGGTACCGTACAGAAAGCGAAGCAGGCAGGCGACGGGCTAAATAGCGTAGGGGAAGCTGCGCAGCGTTCCGGCGGCTATTTCCGTAATGCCGTGGTCGGAATCCAAGCGGCGGTTTCCGGCTTCTCTACCGCCTCTGGCAGGCTTATCGCTGTCCGGAACCAGACCGAGACAGCACTCGCTACGCTCGGCGGGCGGCTTGCTACTACGCAAGGCCAGATTGCGGCGCTGTTTTCCAGCAACCGCATGACGCCGTTCCGGAATATCACGGATGCACAGCAGCGCATTCTTGCTATGCAGAATGCGATCAACGCGGCGCAGGTTAGGTACAACGCCGCTGTTGCTGCCGGGGCGAGTACGCGCGGGGCGAGAAGCAACCTGAACTACCTTCAGGCGCAGTTGGCTCAGTACCAACTTCTGCAAGCGCAGGCTTCGCGCTACCAGAACGTCATCAACGCGCTTACCGCGCGAGCCGCTAGGGTTCAGATCAAGCTGGACGATATGACCCTTGCGGGCCAATTCAATCGTTTGCGTCAGAAGATTGCCGCAGGAGCCGCGTCGGCGGGTAATGCGTTTGCGTCGAGTTTTTCGGCCGGGGCGCGAGTCGGGTTTTTGCAAACGATTTCAAATGCCGGTCTAACGGTAGCGGCGGTCAAGGCTCGCTGGGCAGGACTTGTAGCCTCCGCGCAGCAGTCTTCGGCCGGGACGGCGACCGCGTTCCGCAATGGCTTTACAGCCCTTGTAACCAACGCTGCCACGGCTTCGGCACGCACCGTCAGCCAGCTTAACCTCATCCTTGCGGCGGCAGGCCGCGTAAAGACGCAGCTAGCGTCGATTCGTATCCCCGACCTCAAGGTAGTTCTGCCGAAAGTCGGCAACAGCCTGAATGAAGTCGGCGGCGGGTTGTTGGCGGCTCTCAGCACCGCACTATCCGGTGTAGGCAAAGCGTTGCAGGCGGGCGTAAGCGGGCTTGGTGCCGGGGTTAGGCAGGGGTTCTCCGCGATTGTTGATTGGGCGGGCGCGGCGGCGCTTTCGGCCACTGGCTTTACTAAGGCATGGCAGGATGCTTCTACCAAGACATCGAAAGCGCTTGTCGGTGTAGCGGCGGCGTTTGGTCTTCTCGGCAAAGCGATGCGGGCGGTCATCTCCCTCCCGTTGAAGTTGATCAGCCTTTACTTCATCGGAGAAATGGTTGTTGAGGTACTGAAGGCAATTGGCGTGTGGGATAGGCTTGCCCTGTCGATCCAGAAAGCCTACAAGTACATGGGGATGGAGCCGCCTAAGTTCCTTGAGACGGAATTCCAGAAACAGGAACGTGCGACCAAAGAAGCCGAAATCAAAAAGGCGTACGAGGGAGCTAACCTAGAGGCGGGCAAGTTCAACAAGCAAGCGCAGATTACTGTGGCGCTGCTTATGGATGCCGGTCGAGCGGCGAAAGAACTCACTTTCAATGTTGACGACCCGTCTGCGGCTAACAAGAACTTCGCGCAAGGGTTTGACGCTATTGTCTCTGGTATGTCACGCTTCAATCAGATGCAGGGGGCGATATCCCTGAACAGCGTGCGGTTGCAGGAGGCTACAGAAAACCTCATCAATGCCCAGAAACGGTACAACGAAGAGGCCCAAAAGAACCCTGCTTCGGCTGCCGCAGTAAAGGCGAGGAGCGAGGTAATCCTGCTTGAAGCCGAGGTTAATAGCCTCAAGCAAGCCAACCAAGAGCTAGGCAGTCAGTCTACTAAAACCCTTACCGGTTTGAATGCTGCGCTGAAGAACCTCTTGGTTGAGGGCTTGTCGCAGGGCGAAGCAGATGCCTTTTTTGGTTCTTTCGAACGCAACGGCACGCGCAGTCTGTCCGTTGTGCAGCAGTTTCTTTCTAATCTCAAGGAAGTCGATAGGCTTAAGAAGCAGCTAGAGACGCAGAATAAGGCGCTGTCTTTCGAGAGAGATACCGGTACTTCGGCCCAGAACTCCGCAGCCTATCAGCAGCTACAGGCAGACGCGCAGAAAACGGCTGACGCACTGGAGGAGGTTGAAAAGGCCAACCAAAAGCTCACTCAGTCTATGGCTTTGGCTTCGCAGAGCGGCAGAACGCTTGCGGATCAACTTATCCGTCTGGGCCAGACTAGGGACTTGCCCGCTGTTGAGCAGCTTGTGGCTCAGATGCAGCAGGTATACGCCACTACGCAGCAGTTTGCCGGTCGTCGCGTTCAGATGATTACCGCAGACAACATCGTACAGGCAGGCGTGACGCGCGAGGTTACGCGCCGCATCAGTGAGATGTACCGTAGCTGGCAGGCGCTAGCCGCTACTAATGCAGAACGGGCGAAGAACTACGCGACTCAGGTTGCGGGCGAGGTAGAGCGTCTGTCGAAAAACACGATAGCGTTCATTGACAAGATCAGCACGGCCTACCAAGCCACCCGCAAAAAGGCGGCGGACCAGATTGCCAACCGGCAGGACGAAGAAGCATCTCGTCAACGTCTGCGGGACATCCAGACAGAGTACGATGTCGAAAGGGCTTTGCTGGAGCAGAAGTTTGCCATCCAGAACCGTATTCTTGCTGAGCAGGAAGCGGGCGGCGTGCGTGTGTTCGCGCAGAAGCAGCAGCAATACTCTGCCGAACAGCAGGCCATGTTTGAGTTGGAGGAGAAGTACAACAAGATCAAGCAGCTTGAGGCTGACCGACTCGATATCCAGAAGCAACGTCGCGCTGTTCAGAACGAGTTGAAGCAGTATGACGAGTTGATCAAGAAGGTCGATCACTACAAGAAAACGGTCGAAGAAGCGAACAAGGTCATTGCTGACGAGAAAGCCCCGGTCGATAAACGGCTAGGCGCTATCGAACGTCGGCAGGACGCTATCGATAAGCTGCGCTCTACCTACTCTCTGCTTGAGGGGACCGTAGAGAAACTGTCGCAGGTTGAACCGATTGGCGGGGAGCTTCTTCTGTCGCAGCAAGAGCTTAATCGCATCACGGAGGGTGTACAAAACGTCTCGGAGACGCTTGGCACCGCCATGCTGCAAGACTCCGACAAGATCAAGGGGGCGTACGACGCTATCGCCAACACGTTCGGTGCGATAGCGAACACCTACGATGCGCAGTCGCAAGCAGCGTTTGGTCGTTTTGCTCAGCTTTCTCAGGCTATGGGTGCAGCCCCAGAGGCAGCAGCCGCCGCGATGTCGCGCCTGTTAGCGTCTTCGCAGCAGTTTAGTACTGTTGTTGATGAAATCAAAGCAAAAACCAACAATGGGTTAATCAACCCCTCCTCTATCAACTTCGATGCTATTGCTGAGTCTGCGAAAGCGGCGGCGAATTCGCTCGGCAACTTGAAGCTTGATATGAAGGCGCAGATCAAGCTTGACGGGGTGCAGGAAGGGCTTGCTAAGGAAGTACAGGCTGGGTTCTTGGCCGGTACTAAGGCGGCGCTTGAGCAGGCGAACACCGCGCAGCCTCTTATCGTCAATCCGACACTTAGCCAATCAGGCTCGGATGCCTACAGAAGGCAGATTGAGGAGTCAGTTAGCCCTGTCGTGGAAGGTACTCTGAAGATTACAGACATTGAGTCGCCTAACGCCACGGTGCAGGTTAAGACGACGAAGTTTGCGAGAGGGGGTTTGGTTGGGGACGCCATAAACCTTAGCTCCCAGATTCTAAGTTTCGCTCGCGGCGGGTTTATCGATCCGTGGATTCGTCGTCACGCAGGCGGCGGTGCAATCTCCGGGCCGGGTACTGGCACAAGCGACTCAATACTAGCGAGACTGTCGAACGGGGAGTACGTCATAGACGCCTTCACCACGGCTGCGTTCGGTCCAAGATTCTTCCGCCGGTTGCAGACGGCCGCGCGGAGTGGCGTGTCGTTGAGCTTTCTCAACAACGTAGGCGTCCCTCGTTTCGCGGCGGGAGGTCCGGTTTCAGCCCGTTCAAGCTTCTCCGGAATTGCAAACGATTTCACTGGCGGAAGCAAGACCGCTACCGTGCGCGACGTAGTTGACATCAACTTGTCTTTGGGCGGGAAGCGAGCGACAATCTTTGCTGAACGGGAGCAGGCCAAGGCGTTTGTCGGAATCCTGCGTAACTTCGAAAAAGGTACCTAAGCATGGCGTATTACCTCAGCGATGTAGAGCTACGCGGCGGGTTCGTCTGGACGGACAGATGGACTTCGCAGGAGGTCTCCCAGAAGGTCGTCAGGACTCTTGGGGGACTTCCTGTCTTCTACCACGCGAAGCTGTACAAGGCGGTTCCGGTGACTCTAGAATCTCTTCCAGACCAAGGCTGGCAGACAAAAGCGACGATTGAAAAGCTGTATCAGTTAGCTTCTGTCCCCGGCGCACAATATCTGCTAAACTTAAGCGTCGTAAGTTTTAGTGTCATGTTCCGGCACGAAGACGCCCCGGCATTTGAGGCTACACCGCTGATTCCTCGGACCTTGGCAGATACCGGGGAGTATTTCACCTTCAAGATGAAGCTTATTACCGTTTAAGGAGAGACCTATGAGCATTGTCGCTAATGAACTGATTTGGCGCAAATCTGCCGAGTCCAGCGATGCCGGAACTAACGGCGGCAGGATGACTGCTACCGCTATCACTTCTGGCGTCAAGAACAACCTTTTCCCGGACGTTCCGCAGTCGGAGCGGACGGCGGGCAGCACGAAGTACCGCAAGGCGTTCATCCATGTCGCCAACGACGACGATCTGGAGCTTATCGCTGCGAAGGTGTTTGTGACCGCACCGACTCCGGGCGACGATCACGTAGTCATCTTCCCCGGCACTCAAACGGATACGCAGTCTGGTATCGGCACCCCGGCACAACTGTACGGCGCGGGTAAGCTGAACGCAGACGTTCTGGCCGCAGCGGTGACGGTCGATGTTCTTGTCGAGAACTGGGCGGTTTCTCCGATTTTCGCGGCAGGCATGGTCGTTCGTATCAGCAACAAGACGAGCGTCAACGATGTCGGCGGCACGGAGGAGTACCGAACCATTGACGCGGGCGGTGTGTCGGCGGCAGGCAACGTTATCACGCTGACGCTTACGGCAGGACTGTCCAACGCGTACAGCGCCACGAACACTTACATCTCGTCGGTCTATGCGGCGGGTGATGTTTCCGCGTCGGCCACGACACCGGTCGTGAGCGGCGGCGGTTCCTACGATCACACCACCTACCCGATTGACACGGACAGTATCGGCAGCATTGAGCAGAACTGGACCCTGACGTTTACGTCAGCCAGTGCTTGCACGGTTGTCGGCAACACGATTGGCTCGCTGGGTTCGTTCAACATCTCCAGCGACATCGCGCCTAACAATCCGAGCTTCACGAAGCCGTACTTCACCATCAACCGTCTGGGGTGGAACTCTCCGCAGACCGGAACGACGATGACGTTTACTACCCATCCGGCGTCGATTCCGGTGTGGTACAAGCGCGTCGTACCGGCCGGGGCGGCATCTCTGTCGGGCGACAAGGTTATCGTCGGGATCGACGGCGAGTCCGCGTAATCTCACTGCAAAGCCAGCTAGCGTACCCGGCGTAGTCTAGTGCTACCCGCGTACGCGGGCTGGCTTTTCTACTTATGGGTGACGCATGGCCGACATGAAAACCTCTGCCGAAGTAGGTTATCGGCATGGCGTTGCAGGAAAGCAGCTAGTTCTAGAGACGGACGACTCTCCGTCTCTGGTTCCTGAGAAAGGGACATCGTACGTACGTGTCTTTCCGACAGTGGCGGCGGCAACCGTCACTGCCGTAATGGGGACGGCGCGGAAGATCGGGACCAACATCCCCAAGAAAGTCAACGAGTACGTGTCCTTCAACGGGACTGCCTCTTCTCCCCTACGCTACTACCCGACAGGTTCGGTAGCGGTATCCGATGCCAAGTTTTTCAATGCCAAGCCCTCTGTGGTCTTTGAGGCTAAGTCAAACTCTTTGGTACTTGACCAAGAGGCGTTTGGCATCGTAAAGGTCACCTACACTTCCTACTACGATAGGTATGTCGTTGGTCACGGAGATTCGCCGTGCAAGGCAGCGCAGACCATCGTTGTTGGCGGGGGCGAACCAGATACCTCGCAGCCTACCTACGATCCCGCCTACCTTGTAGCCACTGCCGATGAGTGGGAGACCGCAGCTTTGGAGGTCTCCGGTCCTCCTTGCAGCCAAGATAACGAAGGGTTTTCTCAAACCGCGCAGTTCAACAACTACGAACCGACAGGGTTGAAGATAGAGGTTGACTCTGCCATCCCTCAAGGTATCTACCCGTTTTACTTCAACGCTAACAATACCCCTCTCGGTTTTACCTTGATGCCCCAAACCGTTGTCATCGGCGGGCAGTCGATCACGTTGTACTGCGGTTGTCGAGTTCGGGTGTACCCGCGCGTCCCGGTCACCTTGATGGGTGTCAATTGCGCCGTCAGTACGTCGGTGGTAGGCCAAGGCGAGAGAAGCTGTTCTGAGGCAAAGACGTTTTCCGGGTCGCAGTCGGAGAGTCTTGACTACCCACCAGCAGGCGCGGTCAGCATCTACAACACCAGCGCGAACGCTCTTTCTCTGTTCTCTGAAGACATTTCGGTAATGTTTCGTGGACCCGGAGAGTGGGTCAACGAAGTCGTGTGGACAAGCCGCAACACGTATCGTCTTGCGCAAGGGTCGCGCATGGTTCGGCCGGATGAGATAGTAGCCACTACCACGCTAGGCAATAACACGGTTCCGTGCTACACCTTTGCGCATGTCGGCTATACGTCTGAGTACTACCTGTTCGATGTGTTGTTCAACTTCGATCCGAAAACGCAGTGGTACATGGACGCGATGGTTGTTGCGACTGACACTCTCGGTCGAGTCACCAGTCACGCTATCTCTCCTCCGGGCAAGGGCGGTGTGCTATGAGCAAGAAGAAACCTCCTACTACTACGGGTAACGGAAAGCAAGACTTCTACAATCGGCACTTCGAATATGAGCGGGTGATTTCGACGGTCAGCGTCACCGACGAAGGGCTGTACCAAGCCGGTCAGGTACCAGACACCTACGGCGGTGCGCAACTCGATATGCAGATGGTTCACGCGGTCTTCATGGTGAACGGCCGGGGCGAGATGATCATGTTTGAGTTTGAGACCGAATCACCCATGGACTCCGACCGAAAGACCGGAGGGCCTATCGTTCGTGACGGTACGCAAATCCGCGCGAAGGTTGGGACGAGCGATGTCCCTCTGATTCAGACAACCATCAAGAACGCCAATCTTGACGCCTCGCGCCTAGCACTAGGGCAGGCAGCAAAGAACAAATTCAACCAAGACCTCGCTGACGTACCCGGACAACCTCTGTCATAACATGCTGCTTTCTCCTTTCAGCATTCCTTTAGGGTACGACTCGCCTAGCGGCAAGGGCGTGTATTTGAAACCGTTTTCAACGGCGTACCCGGACGGCTGGGGCGAGCCGCGAGAGGATGTCACGCAGACTCCTCCTGTTCGTATAGAACCCGGAACTCCGGGCGGTCCGTATGAGCGTGTCTTAGTACGAAAAAAAGGCACTGAGTACAAGACATCCGCCACCAAGCACTTTCAGAAGAGCGGCAACATTACTTGGTGGGGGGCGCTTGTCGATCAGCTAAAGCCGAACAAAGGGCGGCGTGTCCTGAGTTACAACGGCCCGAAGCTTCGCTACTTCAGAGAGGAGGGGTTTGAGTACGGGTCGTCCTCCGCGCACAACGAAATCTACTACTGCGGCGGGTACGCGGCTGTCGCTCCCGGACCCGTCACCGGGGCGGCAGTAGCGATGATGGACTGGTACGACCCCGCAACGACACAAACCACGCAACAGCGGTTTCTGGTCGCGGTGATTCGCGACGGCAGCAACGATGTCTTTCTACGCAAGCGCTGGGACTACAAACGCATCGCACCCGACAAGATGACGGACGAAGTTCGTGAGTACGAGATGCGGTACTACTCGTACGGCGTCACGGATAGCGGGTGGGTTGTGATGGGGACCGTCCCTCGACAAGGCGAAGCCTATCCGGCAGAGACTCCGTGGTTCTTCAGCGAGAACGGGATGGAGGCGGTATGCCTACGGCGCGTGCCGGTTGATTTCAACAACGGGTACGAAAACCTAAAGGAAAGCAAGTTCGACCGCTATCGTGTCTCGCTGAGCGCGGATGGCGGGATCGGCTTCACGAATGTCGGTAACTCGCAGCCGATCCAGTACACCGAAACAATCACCAAGATTCACCCCACGTACCAATCGACTGACCACGAAGGCTTTACGCATGATTGGCAGGAAGACCACGTGAAGGTTCTCTTGTCGATGCTTGGGCAGCAGTACGTGTTCGCGGACTACAAAGGCAACACGCTGTACTACGGAAAGATCAAGTACCGCATCTACCGCAGTCAGGTTCAGTACTTCACGAAGGGTACCGATCCGGCCGACTATACCGTTTTCGTGAACAACCAAAACCAGAACATTTCGAATCGAGACCTTCGTGTCGGTCCGTACTGGCACAACTACTTCGAATACTGGTATCTCGACCCGGACTACGTTCCGACAGAAGGCGATCACGAAGCGACGAAGTGGATCGACTTCGATGAAGAGATTGTTCTGTACTGGGGGCCGGAAACGAATGACGAGCAGGACGGTATCCAGCTACACAGCTACAAGTCTGGTTCTAAGTCGGAATGGCAGAGTTTGCCAGAGGACCCAGCCGATCCGTGGCTCTACTATTTCGGGTTTCTCAGTCTTTACTTTCGAGGTCTGTTCGACATCCGTCAACTGACGATCATGGCCTTGCACAACTTTCGGTATGGCTTGCTCCATGAACATACCAGCAGCAACGCCGAGCTTGTCATAGACCAGAAGACGCAACTTTACCGGTCAGACATAAGCACGTGGACTCCGTACTACTCCTACCGCAGCACTTCGTCTGGTGTAGCCGACGCGGGTTGGGATTGGGCGGATATGGACACGTGGCCGCAGACGATCAACGTGACGCTTAATCGTACCTCCTACGAAGGAAAGTGGCCGAGCGACAACCACACCGGGGCAGTACAGGTACCGGGGAATAAAACCTTCTATGCGGGCGACACGACCGGGAACTACGCTCTCAATTGGCCTACCATCCCGGAGCTTCTGTGGGGGACTTTAACTCTTTGCAAGGGCAATGGCGTAGTCACCGATCTAGAGGAGGTCGGCTTCAGCATGGAAGTGCCGAATCCTGAGAAGGAAGGGGAGTACGTGGTAGTATCGGACATGGTTAAGGCGGGGAAGCCTGAGACAGTTGTCGGGTACGGTGAGAAGTTTTACCCAGTTGGTACTTGCTAGGAGCGCACATGTCGTTCAACGTCGATAGCATTCGGTTCTACCTTTCCGGTGGCGCAGGGAACACAAACCCGCAAGCCAGCCTTGGCGGGATCATTTCGTCTCAGCGTGTTCTCTCGCAGACTACCAGTGCGCTCGTAAATGTGACCGGCGTCACAATCTCGTCCGCGACGAACAACGCGCAGGGTGTCGGCATCCTGTCTTGGACGCCCGCCACGAACACCTTGGCGTGGCAACCGCCGGGAAGCGCGACCATCTACCAGACTAGCGGTGTGACGGTCAACGGTACGTACACGGTCGGCGGTGGCGATGGCTTGTTGGTTCTTGATGTCGTGTATGCCAGCCTCGCGGCGGTATACAAGCAGGATTCTGTGACAATCGCGAACGCTTCGCAGAACGTCTTCGACTCAGTATCGGCGGCAGACTCTCTAGTAGGCAGCATCAACTACCGCTGCATCTACATCAAGAATGTCCACGGCTCTATCGCGGCTACCGGAACAAAGGTCTGGATCAAGCAACTGACTACCGGTCCTGACGAAATCGACATTGGTCTTGATCCGGCGGGGATCGGCAACGGCTCGACCACAGGCGTAGCGACAACTGTCGGCAACGAAAACAGCGCTCCTGCGGGCGTCACGTTCTCCCGGCCGTTGACTTACGGCACCGGTTTGACGATTGGTACTCTGGCCGCAGGAGAGTCTATCGCCTTGTGGCAGCGCAGGACGGTGGACGCCGAGACTGTCGGAAACATCACGGCTAACCGATGCATCATTGGCGTTGCGGTTACGGTCTAGTGAAATCGATTTCAAATGGCCCGTCAGTCGTCAGCGCTTGCTCTTGTCTACTCCGGTGGCGCAGCTAATAGCAGTCCGCTGAACAGCGTCGGGGGGCCGGTATCGCAAGTCGCCAACGCCAAGTACATCGCAAGTCAGTCATACACAACGTCGTCCATCCCCGGCATCGCGATTACTCATGCTGCCCGTAACCCTACAGGGTCGGGTACGCTGAGTTACACGGCATCGAATCAGTCGGTAACGTGGCTCAATCCGCTAGGTGTGTCCTCGACGGTTGTTCTCGGCGGAACAGGGTGGGCGGCGGTCGGAAAGACAGACACAGGCTACCTCAGACTGTATGTAACCAGTCTTCCGGGGTCGGACCAGAGCCAGTCCATCACCATCGCCAATACGCTGAACTCTCTTTTCGGCGCTCCCGCAGGCAACGAGATAACGAACGGGGTTACCGAATACCGTGCGCTATACCTTGTCAACGAGACAAGCAGCACGCTTGTAGACATCGTTATGGTGCTAACGCAAGACACGGCGGCGAGCGATGTCACCATCGGTTCTACGTTCAATCCAGTATCGCAGTACGCCACGCCAAGGATAGACGCGCTGAACTTTGGGTACCTCAACCCGACCATAGGCTGCGCTCCCTACAGTACGAGCTTGAGTGCCTTGTTTCCTCGCGAGCAGTTAGTAGGACGGAACGGCAACTATGCTCCGAAGTTTCACTACTTCCCGACTGATATGACGCAAAGTAGTGACGGAACGACCGTGGACGTAGAAATTCAGCTTGTCAACCGGTACGACCCCACCGGCAAGCTCGGCGGCGTACTGTGGGGTACGTCGCTGTCTTGGGGTACCATACTGCCGAACAAGATGGTTTCGTTTTGGTTGCGGAGAGTCATACCACCGAACCCTACGATTCCTGTATCGGAAAACGTGTCCCTCGACATCACCTTTGTTACGAGCTAGGAGAGACTTATGGCTGGCGGACCAAGTGTATTCTTGGCAAACAAACTGCTCGACAAGAGCCTCAAGGACACGGCTTTCACACCGCCGGGAACGTTTTACGTTGCGCTGTTTACTACAGCGTCGGAAACGTTCTTGAGGTCGAATACCATCGCCAGCGCAAACGAAGTCGCGAATGCGGGGTCGTACGCGCGTAAGCCTGTAACGGCGGGGCAGATCGGGGCCGCATCTGCCGGTGTTTCGACAATCACGATTGACATCATTTTCAATACAGCCACGGCGGGGTGGGGAACCATCTATCAAGCAGCGTTGATGGATGTGGTTACCCATGGGTCGGGAAACATCTACTACTTCGGCCCGCTGTCCGCGTCGGCGGATGTACAGTCAGGCGACGTTTTGAAGATTCCGGCTAGCACGTTCACTATCGCGCTGTAGGTTTGCCATGCCGTTCAATTGGCCTCCTTCTGTTGCAGGCTCGACGGGGAACGCCCAGACGTTCTACCCGTCGTTCTACCCGGACGAGATGCGGCAGTGGATGCACTATGACAGCACTAACGGCTATTACCTTGCGGCGGCGTTCAACTACAACGCAAGTACTGATTCGATTTACTGGGGGATTCCGTCATACCCTAATAGCAACAGTTTGGGCAGCAGTGGTTTAATCTGGAACGGTACCTACACTGCTCCGTGGTACATCACTACCACCAACAGTGTTCAAATCTACAGCGGAGCTAATTACGTTAGTTGGTTTCTCCAGCGTACGTTTCCAGACTTTAGTAATGCCCTAACTGCCATAAGTGACTGTACTGAATACACAGGAGGCACTACCCGCTATCTGGTTCGGTCGTCTGAGGCGGGTACGTCGAACTCTTACGCATCTACGTACACTGCCCCCGGTCAGGTGTGGGACATGGGGCATGCACAGAACGGACGTACTTCTTTTTGGCTAAATCGCTCTGTGCAGGTCGGTACCTCTATGGGTCAGCCGGTCTACAAGTGGCGAATTTCCGAATGCAGTTTTACAGCAGGTTTTAGCCTCGGTTCAGTAACCGACCCATTCCCGTTAGACATCAATAACGACTACCAAGGGTATTTTCTTCTCGACGCCGGGGAGGGGTTCTACTACATCATTTACAGGTACAACAATAGTCAAGTCGGTATTCGTGCGATAGACCTCGTTAATCCTGTTGGCAACGCATCAATTCATAGTACCTTTTGGTTCGGTCAAGCGGCGGGGTGGGAGGGCGATCTTTACCCGCACGCCGTTACTAGGTACGTCAACATCGGCGGCAATCGTGTGTGCATGTTTCACACGACTACCTTCTTCGTCACCATCACTTTTACTTCTACGACGAAGCTGACTCCGACGGTTGTCAAGACAGCTAGAACAGGACCGGCTGCTGGGTCCGTTATCGGTATGGAACATGACCCCGCAACTGGGGAGACATACCTAACCGCCTACCGAGTCACTAGCCCAGACCCGATTACCTTGGTCGGGAGGTACGCCTCTGTGTCTACTCCGGGGCAGGCGTGGAGTGCGGAAACTACCATAGCAACCGTATCTGCCCCAAACAGCCCTAACAACCTTCGTACATGGAGCGTTGGCTGTGCCGTAAGCGGGGAGGCAAAAGAGACAGTAGTCATCGGTGCCACAAGCTTGACCTTCGGAGATGGCTACCCTTTCAAGTTTCGTCTTCAGTACTGGTCTACACCACAGGAGTTCACGCCCAGCGTTACTGTCGCCAGCACGTACACCAGTGTCGCGGCGGGGCGCGAGGTCAGCAAGCCCAGAAACATAGCCATAGCCAGTACCTACTCTTCTGTTGCTCTTGGCTACTCGCTCTCGCAGGCGCATGGAGACACGTTCTATTGGGACATCTCTGCCAGTAGCGAAATTTCGGTGAACGTCAACGTCGAAAGTACGTACAGCGCGGTAGCCCTAGATGCTGTCGAAATCACGCTGCTTGAGACGACACCGCTGTCCCTTCACTGGACGAACATCGGCCACACCTTCCATGATGATCTTCTCACGTACATCAACGCGGAGCGTGCGGCGATTGGTCTCCCGGCATACAAGGCGTTCAAGTCAGACGCGCAGTTTTTGGAGAGGCGAGATGTTGCGAATCTGCACTCCAACAACATGCAGTGGAAGCGGACGTACCAGCATGAGAGTGTGGATTTCCCTGCCGGTGAACAGACCATCTCCCAGCGCGGCGAGGTAGTAGGCGGTACTGGTATCTCTGAGAACATTCAGCTTGGCTACACCTACGACCTCCTCACCGACACGAACTACGGGTACCCCACCGCGTACCAGATGTTCACCGTATGGAAGAATAGCCCTGTCCACTACGGAAACATAAGGTACAACTGGGGCGAAGATAACAGCAAAGCGTATTCGTTGTTCTCGCTTGCAGAAGGCATCGGGCCGTTCGATCAGCCGTCGTTCACGAACTTCATCTGCCTCTACACGACGAACAACTTTGTAATTCTGGAGACAGTTATGTATGAAATCACTCTAG